GCACCTGCTCGGTGACGCTCGCCGACCCGTCCTTGATCCCACGCACCCCGACGGATCAGCTCGCCACCTATGGCGCCAAACTGCGCATCTCCCGCGGCGTCGACTACGGCGACGGCTCGTCTGAGTTGGTGCCGCTCGGCGTGTTCCGGCTCGACAGCGTCGACGGCGACATCAGCGAAGGCCCGGTCACGCTGCAGGGCAAGGGCCTCGAGGCGGTCGTCGCCGACGACAAATTCACCTCCCCCTACAAGGCGACCGGCACGGTCGTCGGCGCGGTCAAAGCGCTCATCCAGCGCAGCATCCCGACCGCCGACATCGTCAGCCTCATCACCGACACCCCGATCGGCTCGCGCGTGTTCGACGTCGAGGCGGACGCGTGGGCGGGCGCGCAGGAGATCGCCGCTGCTGCGGGCGCCGAGGTGTACGCCAACGCCGACGGCTCGTTCGTCATCAGCGCCCTCCCGGACCTGCTGACAGCCACCCCGGTGTGGGCGGTCGAGGCCACCGAAGGCGGCGTATACATCTCCGGCAACCGCGGCATGAGCAGCGACAACGTCTACAACGGCGTCCTGGCCCGCGGCGAGAACACCGCCGACAACGTCCCGCCGGTCTCCTACCTGGCCACCGACAGCGACCCGAACTCCCCGACGTACTGGGGCGGGCCCTATGGCAGGCGGCCGATGTTCTACTCCTCCAGCACCCTGACCACGGTCACCGCCTGCACGGCAGCCGCGAACCTCAAGCTCGCAGCAGCCCGGGCGCCGAACGCGACCGGCGACTTCTCCAGCCTCCCCAACCCGGCCCTGGAGTGCGGCGACGTCATCCGGGTCACCCACCCCGACGGCACCCGCGAACTTCACCAGGTCGCCGCGTTCACCGTGCCGCTCGATGAAGGCGGCGACTTCCAGATCAGCACGATCAGCGCCAAGGAAGACGCATGAAGTCGCAGCACAGCGTCCACCACGACCTGGCTTGGGCGCTCAAGCAGCAAGCGAAGCGTGCGGGCGAGCGGGCCCCGAGCGTGCGTGGTTCGGACTGGCGGCTCGCCACCGTCACCACCGTCAACGCCGGAGGCACCCTCGTCGCCGACGGCATCACAGCCCGCTGCATGGAGACGTACCAGGGCGCGGCTGTCGGTGACGTCGTCGTCCTCTCCCAGTCGAGCAGCGGCAACTGGATCGCCCACGGCCGCCTCTCAGCCGGCAGCGATACCAGCTGGGTGAAACCGTCCCTGGTCACCGGCTTCGACCACAACGGCAACAGTAACGGCGACGTCATGTACCGGCTCGTCGTCATCGGCGGCACCCGCATGATGCAGTGGCGAGGCGGCATCACCATCACCTACGCCAGCAACAGCATCCAGAACAGCGGCGACATCCTGGCGACGCCTCTCGCAACGGCTCTGCGGCCCACCGGCACGAGGTCCATGGCCGCCGCCTGCTCGGCCGCCGGCTCCTCGTCCCTCGCGCTGAAGGTCGACGCCCGCACCGACGGCCAGATCCGCATCGTCGGCACCACCACCAGCACATCAGACACGTACAGCACGCCAATCATCCGGCCCGGCTGGGTGTCGCTCACTGGCCTGCAGTACTCACTCGACTAGGAGGCCCCATGCCCACCACGGACGACTACGGGCAGGGAATCAACATCGCCTCCCTGACCGACGCGCCCGACGCGGACAAGCTCGCCACGGACATCGTCAACGCGATCGCCCAGCGCAGCATCATGCGGTTCGCGTCCACCTCGGCCCGCGGCGCCACCCTCGTAGGAGCCGCCGCACCGGTCGAGGGCATGCTCACCTGGATCCGGGACGCCGACCGGCTCGACCTGTACGACGGCAGTACCTGGGTAACGGTGTCCGTCGGTATCCGGTCCTGGACGACGATCTCGCTGGCGTCGGGCTGGTCCCAGAACGGCAACTCGCAGGGGACGTTCCAGTACCGCATCGTGAACTTCGCCGGTGAGGACACGATCATGTTCCGGGGTGGCATCTCCCGGTCGAGCTACCCGAGCAGCCTGCCGTCCAACTTCACCCTGAACACCACGGCCCTGCCCACCACGGCACGGCCGACCACCCTGCGGACCATCGTCGTGCCCTGCTCCGACGTCAGCAGCGACCGCATCACCCTCAAGCTCGACATCGGCACCGACGGCTGGCTGAACCTCTACGGCATCAACAGCACGTCGAAACCGCCGTGGGTCGGCTTCAACGGCTGCTTCGCCAGCCTCTGACCGAGCGCCTCACTCAGACCCAGCCCCTCTCGGGGCTTTTTTCATGCTCTGGAGCACCCTTGCCCATCAGGTTCCGTGGCGGGAAGCTTCCCGCTCAGCCGGCCCGGCCGCAGCTGCGACTGGAGAACTACGTCACGCCGGATCTGCCGGAGCCGCCCGCGCGCGTGGACTGGCAGGCGCCCGTCGACGCCACCGGCTGGCCCATGTACCTCAACGACCAGATCGGTGACTGCACGTTCGCTGAGATCGGCCACCACATCCAGCTCGTCACCAAGGCCGCAACCGGCGTCGCCGTGAAGGTCTCCGACGGCGAGGTCCTCACCGGCTACGAGGCCGTGTCCGGCTACCGGCCCGGCGACGAATCGACGGACGTCGGCTGCCGCATGGCCGACGTCATGGGCTACTGGAAGGCCACCGGTGTCGGCGGCCACCAGATCCTCGCCTATGCCTCGATCCGCCCCAGCAACACCAAGCTCGTGCGCCAGGCCATCGCCCTGTTCGGCGGCGTATCCATCGGCATGAACGTACCGCAGTCCGCCGAGGACCAGTTCAACAACGGCGAGCCGTGGGACTACGTGCGCGGCTCCCGCAGCCTCGGCGGCCACTGCGTCCTCCTCGGCGCCTACGGGGCCGGCGCCTGGAAGTGCATCACCTGGGGCGCTGAGCAGGAGATGACCCAGGCGTTCTACCAGCACGAGGTCGACGAGGTGTGGCTGCCCGTCACCGCCGAATGGTTCAAGGACGGCAAGTCCCCGACCGGCATCGACATGCAGGCCCTCGGCGACGACTACCGGGCCCTCACCGGCAAGCCGAACCCGTTCCCCAACGTGCCGCCGCAGCCCACCCCTCCTCCTGCGCCCACTCCTGCTGCGGATCCTCGCCTGGTTCAGGCGCTGGCTCTGATGCAGGCGTGGGGGCGCGACAACCACGTGAACGGAGCCTGACCATGACCAAGACCGGCCCGCAGAAGTACCCGGGCGCCTCGACCGCCTACTGGTGGCAGTCGAAGTGGGGCGGCGACTCGATGGAGTCGAACGTCATCGTCTGGCACACCACCGAGGGCACGAGCCTTCCGTCCTACAGCAACGGCTCCGAAGCCCCCAACTTCACCGCCGTGCCCGACTTCAAGAACAAGCGGCTGGTCTGGTACCAGCACTTCGACTTCGACGTCTCCTCCCGCGCCCTCGTCAACGCGGCCGGTGGCGTCGAGACGAACACGCTGAACGTCTGCCAGGTGGAGATCGTCGGCACGTGCGACCCCAGCACCCACAAGAAGTGGGGGAGCGCCGCCCACCTGTACACGCCGGAGCTGCCGGACTGGGCAATCCGCGACCTCGCCGCCTTCGCCAAGTGGGCTCACGACAACCACGGCGTGCCCCTGTCGTCCGGGATGACGTTCAAGGCGTACCCGGGCAGCTACGGCACGAACAACGGTGTCCGTATGAGCTTCAGCGCCTGGAACGGCTTCAAGGGGCACTGCGGGCATCAGCACGTTCCCGAGAACCTGCACGGCGACCCGGGCGCCTTCCCGATCGCCGCCATCCTCAACGCCGCCAAGAACGGCACCACCCAGGAGGAAGACGTGGCGCTCTCCGACGCCGACATCAAGAAGATCGCCGACGCGGTCTACACGAAGCTCCTCAAGACCGACGACGTCCTCACCGCCCCCGCGGATGCCGCCGACTACCAGACCAACAAGTACTGGACGTGGCAGACCCACATCCAGGACAACACCAACCGCATCCGGGCCCTTCAGAAGGCCGTCGACCGGATCATCGCCAGCAAGGGAGCCTGACCATGCGTATCTTCGGCCGCGAGCCCGCGCTCATCATCGCCGTCGTCAGCGCGGGCCTGTCCCTGCTGGTCACCTTCAACTTCGGCCTCAGCGCCGAGCAGGCCGGCGCCATCGTCGCCGTCATCTCCGCGGTGTTCGCCGCGGCCACCGCCGCCATCACCCGCCCGATCGCGCCGTCCGCGTTCACCGGCCTCGTCGCCGCGGTCGCCGCTCTCCTCGCCGCCTAC